AGAGCTTTTATTAAAAATTTCTAAAGGTACTGATTAGTGGAGGATTTAAACGACCTCCCACTATTCAAGCCAACCCATAAGAAAAGCAAACTTGCTCAACAATGGGAAGAATGTAAAGAGAAACAACCAGACCTTTTGCTAAAACTTGCTGAGATTGCAAGAAAACTACAAGCAAGAGGTTATTCTCAATATAGTATTAGTGGTTTGTTTCACATTCTCAGGTGGGAAACAGATGAGACAACAGGCGATCTAGGTTTGAAGGTAAATAATAACCATCAGCCATTTGCTGCTCGTGAGTTAATGGAAACTTACCCAGAGTTAAAAGGGTTCTTTAAAACTAGAGAACAAAAACCAAAAGGTGCATGGGGTCAACTTTATTAACCCAAAAAACAAACCGAACACTAGGGGGGTAGCCAATAGGGAAATCCCAGACTATAATTGAAGTAAGGGCGAGAGTCCACAACCCCCAAAAACAAATGGTAGACGATCTACAAAAAGAGATAGACGACATCAAGTCTAAACTTCAAGAAGCACAAAATGGTTACGCTTACTGCTGTGCAACTGCCGATTGGACAGACTTAAGTAAGCACAAAAAAAATGTTTCTAAGTACACTAAGATGCTTTCTGCTTTACTAAGACAGAGGGCAAGAGCATGAAACACTTATTCCTTTACTTAGCAATGGGCGGTATTTTATTTACCGCACTTACCTCAACACTACAAGACATGACCAAAGCAGATTGTCGTGCTGGTGTAGAACTAGCTTGTCAAGAGGTAGCTAAATGGTAAGAGATATGCAAAAGGTTCTCGAAACTTTACGAGAGCAAGAACAAAAACAACAAGTCAACAAGCTTGAAATTGTACGAGGTTGTATAGAACTTACAAATATAGTACAAGAGCTAGGCGAAAAGACAGGTGTTACTTGTAATGCCTTAGATGAAAAAACTAACATCATCAAAGACTTTATCGTTAAACAAGCAGAAAAAATTACCATGCTTGAACTTCGTATCGCAAACCTAGAGGACAAACTCAATGCAAAAAATTGAAGCTGGTTACATACCAGCACAGCAATACCATGATGACCCTGCGTATTCTGCTAGTGATCTAAAGCTTATTACAAGCACTTGTCCGCAAGTCTTTTATCAAAGCAAGTACGAAAAAGTAAAGCTTGAACACGAACCAGCAATAAAAAAAGCTTTTAGAACTGGCGAGTTATGTCACGCATTTACTTTAGAACCAGATAGAGCAAAAAAAGCTTATGGTGTTTGTCTTAGCAGATCAACTAAGGCTGGTAAGGTACAAGCAGAAGAAATGGCAGCCAAAGGTATAGAACCTATCACAAGCCAAGAATACGATCTTGCATCTAGTGTTGCTAATGCTGTTTGGTCACACCCGATAGCAAAAAGACTTCTTTCTAAAGGCTTTGCAGAACAAAGCTTTTGGAAAGAGGATAAAGAAACTGGCCTTTCTTGTAAAGCAAGATGTGACTTTTTAAATGGCGATACTATTATCGACCTAAAAACAACTGGCGAGGGTAACAGCCACCCAGACAAATTTATAAAGTCAATAGCTAACTACCTTTATCACTTACAAGCTGCTCATTACTTAGAAGTAATTGGTGCAAAGCGATTTGTATTTATAGCAGTTGAAAAAGTCTACCCATATGCCATAAGCATTACCGAGTTAGACGAGGCTTCATTGGAATACGGTTTAAAACTTCGCCAAGATGCCCTCAAACTTATTTCTAAATGTCATACAGATGCCCACTGGCACGGTTATGCAGAAGAAATACAAACACTAAGCCTACCAAGTTGGGCATACAAAACAAACTAAAACAATGACAGAAACAAATCAACACGCTGCATTGGCAGCAGCTTTACAAAAAGCACAATCAGAATTTCCATCAATGGGTAAGACCAAACAAGTTGGTGTAGGTAACTTTGGGTACAGCTATTTGCCTTTAGAGCAAATGCTTTCTTTAGTAACACCTGTTCTTCTTAAAAATGGTCTTTGTCTTTCCCAAGGCTTTAACTGTAGCTCTACAGGTGAAACACTTATAGTCACAAGACTTATACACAAAGACGGTGGTGTCATAGAAAGTTTACTGCCAATATTTTTACCAGAAAGAGATATGGCCAACCCTAAGAAAAATCAAACACATCTTTGGGGTGGTGCAGTTACATATCAAAGAAGATACAGCATTAAGTTGATCTTAGGTCTTGAGACCGATATGGACTTTAATATGGAAGAAGAAGATGATGTCAAAGAAAAAAATATAAACAAAGGCGAGGTTATAGAGACTTTGCGAGAGCAAGTCAAAGAAATATCAAACACATCTGATACTGATAAAACTTTTGGTCTTGCAAAAAATGCAATATTAAACGCAAAAAGCAAAGAACAATTAACAGATCATCAAAAAAACATTGCAACACGATTTGCACAAGGTAAACTGACTATTACACAAAAAGAGCAATTAGAAACTCTTATTGTTAACAAGATAAAGGTACTTAAGTAATGGAACAAGACCAGCCTTATCTATCAACCAAAGACCTCGCAGAACGATATGGTATTACACAAAGAACCATAAAGAAGTGGCGAACAAGTACAAGGCGAGGTAAAGCAGAAGGTCCACAGTGGTATTCAGTACCACGACAGGCAACTGCTTTGGGTTCTCCCCTTATCAGATACCCACTTCCACAAGTACTTGCTTGGGAAGAAACAAACTCAATTATTCCTATTAAATCTTTTTAATTATGGCCTACGAAAACCTTTTTACAGGGCGACTTGTCCTCTTTGAAAATAACGATAAAAAATCAGAAAAGTCACCAGACTTTGGTGGCAATATTGAATTTACTTTATCAGATGCCATGGCACTTACAGAGTGGATTACAGCACAAGAAGGCGAGGACAACTATGCTGGTGAAAAAGTTGTAAAAATACCAGTTAGTGCTTGGAACAGAATGTCTGGAAATGGTAAATCTTTTGTATCAGGGTCAATTTCTGTATTGAAAAAAGAAAAAGAAGAACTACCTTTTTAATTATGACAAAAGTACTTCGTAAAGTATCTGACCCTAAACTACCGCCTAATGTCGCAGTATTTCAAGACCACCTTGCACTTGGTCTTGAGTGCTTCGATTTAGATTGGTTTAACTTTAGGCCACATACTTGTAAAAACAAAGAATATGGAGAAGGCATTTTATTTTCTCAACTAGACAAAAGCCATAGTGCATCTTGTGCAGCAGAAAATTCAATTATTGTTTCAAACGAAGGTTTGCATTTACCAAATGACAAAATTTTGTTTTTTAGCAATGAACAACCTCCAACCAAAATGGCCATGCTGGTTCTATCAGCAATGGTACAAAAACAACCCTTACATTTTAACTGTCCAGAATGCGACTAGATTTTACAAACAAAGCACTTGAGGATTGGATTAAACTTTGTCCTTTTCCAATAACAGTACAACAAGCGGTAACACAACCAAAAGCTTGTAAACACATAACAATAGATGTAACTATTGAAGCAAGTAAAACAAAGCCAAATCCAGACTTTGTTTCATCAGATCAACAACAGTTTCTTGAATTAAAATACATTGAAGTTGAAAATAAACTAAAACAACTTACACAACAAAGATTTCAAGAAGATAATCCACTCATACAAAGAAAAATATCAAAGCAAATTCATGCTTTATTTGACCAAAGATTTGAAATCGAAAAACAGTTAGATGTTCAAGAAAAATCGTAGAAAGCTTGTAGTCGACTATGCCGACTTAATGGGCAAGACAGTAAAACGTACCTTTGATGGTGCAAAGTTTAAATGCGTAACCATTCAATATGCAAAGAATACAGAAATTTTGTATGTTAGCATCTTGCGTTGTTATGACTTTGAAAGCATAGATAATGCTACTGAATACGCCAATGCAGTAGCAAATAAAGCTATTTTTATTGATTGGGATAACTTTTTCTTAAATTATGAATTTTCTGAAAAAGATTGCGAAACAATCTCTGGTAATAACTTTTCAAACAACTTGATAAAGGCTAACTGGAATCAGATAAAAAAAGTATTTGTAAAAGATTTTAAAGACGGTTCGCATGGGAAAAAGGATTGATTTAAAAGACTTACAACAGTACATTGATGATAAAGGATTTATCGTACAAAACCACTGCTGGAAATGTCAGAAGATCAGTTACCGAAATGAAAAAGATGCCAAAACAGTATCAGCAGATATGTTTAGACTTGGTAAAGGTCATACATACGCATATGCTTGTCCAAAGGGTAATGGTTGGCATCTAACCTCTAAAAAGCCAAGAAGTGCAAATTGCCCTAAACAAAAAAAACAGTGTAAAGCAACACGACAAAGTAAACCAGAAAGGAGGCGACAATGAGTGATTCACACAAGCTAAGAAAATTAAAAGAAATGCGTTTGGCGAACTTAGAAAAAGAGTTGCTTGACGATACATTGAAAGGCTATGACCATTATGTTTTTATAAACGAAAGAGGTAAAGCCCAAGTTGTAACAGAACAAGGTCGTTGGGTTGCTGAACACATACGAACAGCAATTTTAAAGTTTAATTTTCAAGTTGATGAAACCAAGAAAAAACTTGTAAAGGACTTTTCAGATAAAGAAATACAAGCTTACATAGATAAATACGACTCATAGTTATGCAAACAAAAGATAAGATTATTGCCGCCAAAAAACGTATAAACGAACTTGAAACCCTTATAAGATATTGGTCAATGAAAAAAGTTATTGAAAAACAAAGACTTTATCAAATTACTTAAATAATTTTTTTCTAATTTTATTAAACATATTTGGTTTTTTTCTTACTTCTTTAACTACAAGATTTGCTTCTAATTCAACCAATCTACCAAGTAATGATGCAAGAAAAACATCTTGGTGCATTTGGTGTCTTACTAAATGTGTACAGTATCTTTTTATATTGTCATAATCTTCACTTTGCATAATTTCTCTACAACGCATTTCAACAGACAGTTGCAACTCTGGTGGTGCTTCCTCTATTTCTATGTTGAGAAACTTTTTTAGGTTCATTTGTCTGGAAATAATTGTTTTTCAAGAATGTCAACAGCCCTATCATCAAGAGTATTGGTTGTTTGTTTACAAATTGCTCTTAATAAATCCACAACAAGACGTTTTACAGTCGTTGTTGTAAGAAAAGTCATTAAGATTGGTTTTAAAATTTTAATCATAATTTATTGTGTTACTTTCCAAACATACCAGTATTTGCTACATTTGGCACATACTACCCTAAAGCGGTGGTCATCTCTTCTTAATTGGGTAGTATTTTATGGCAGAAGAACAAGAAGAAAAAGAAGGTACGGATTGGGGTGAAATCTTTGGCCATGCTGTTCGATTTATGATTCTTTGCTGGTCTTTGGCAATGATGACTCTCGGATATATGGACAAGATTCGCAATGACGGTGCGTTCTTGGCAGGCCTTACCAGTGGGGTTCTAGGTTCATATGGTATAAGTGTGAACAAAAAGAAACCTACAAACGCTGCTAAGATAGTGGATAACAAAGACACAAACGTAGGAATTAAATGAAAAAACTATTTGCATTGCTTTTATTTTTTCCATCTGCTGCCTTTGCAGATATAAAACAAGAGTTTGTTACGTCTGCTCAAATAACTGTTGATATGCCATATGTGGTTACAAATAAAGTTGGTACAACATATTCATTAAGTGGAAATAATATTACACCATCTGTAACTGTAGGAGATACCACAACATCTGGAAAGATTGGTGGAATAAATGTTGGCAGTTTATCTAACGGAGTACCAGCAATGATTCAAACAGATACATCAATAACAACTGCTGGTTCTTCTTTCTCAAAAACAGAATCGGTAATTATGGGTGATGCCACACCTTCTGCAGTAACACCTAGTTCGGGTATTGCATCCTTACCAGTTTTAGGTGGACAGACAACAATAGGAAGTGGTGGTACAGCTGGTACACTTGCTTTAACGTCATTGAGTTCTGGTGTTCATACTTGTACCGCCGGTGGTTCGGGTACAAGTTGTATCGGCTCAACCAAAGTCACTATAACCATTGATTAAATTTTGGCTGTTAGTATTAATAATATATCCTCTCAGAACCCTTGCTACACCTGTGGTTCCGCAGTTTCGTTCGGGTTCGCAAACAACTTCATCTACAAGTCAAAGTGTTATAAATGAAACCATTACATCATACCAATACAGAACTGGTTACTCATATGCAGCAAGTGGACATAATATCGAAGCTGAAACAGGATATATCAACCCTACTGCTACGACTCAAAGCACCCAAACAGTTGGAGGAGTAAACTTTAGTTGGACAAGTCCAAATCTAGAAGCAATTCCACGCTGGAAAATCGCAACAGATGGAGCAGCTTTTTCGATACAAGAAACACTCATTACCCCCGGCCTAGATACAGTTACAAACATAACAAGAACAATCACAACTTCAACTACTTCAGAAACCACAAGTACCTTTGGTCAATAATATTTTTACTTTTACCTATAAAGTCTTTGTATGCCAATACAACGGTAAGTAGCCCACAAAGTCAAAGTACAGGGGTAGTAAACAACAATGCGACTATGATAACGCCTTCAAGCCTTCCACAGAACCGCTACAGCCAAGGTATTGTTTGTACATCTCCTAGTTTAACTATTACACCCTATCTAACAGATGCTTGGTCATTTAATAGGCCTATTGAAACTGTAACCAGACAAGCAATTTATGATGAAGATACTGGCGCAATAAAATATTATCAAGAAACACCACGCTTTGAAAAAGATAATTACAACTTAAATTACGGAATATCTGCGCAATTTAATATACCGCTTGGTAATGGTGGCAAACTATGTAAAGAAGCAGCAAAGGTAAATATAGAAGCACAAAAACTTCTTATAAAGAAAACACAATATGAAATAAGTCTATATAGGTTAAAACAATGTGCAGAACAGGCTAAACTTGGCGTTAGCTTTGTTGCTGGTAGCCCTAGTGCAGTTACTTGCCAAGATATTGTTATAACAGTACCCCCAAATCAAGTATTACCACACAAACATTTAATTAAGGAGTAGACGAGCAACGGGTATTACACTCATCTACGGATATTTATTTTACCTTATTTTTTTTCTTAGTCAATTTAGAGATAATCTGTTTTACAAGAGGTTTTACAATATTAATAAGAATCGGAGTAGAAGCGGCAACCACAGCAATAGCAGCAGCATTAGTAATAGCAGGGACATTAGGTATGTACTGCTCGGTAAAGCTGGTGTCCTCATACAAAGTAATACATTTACTCCCATCTTCGTTTAATTTATGCCCGACAACACGCTCTAGTCTTTTATCGTTACGAAAATCCCCAATACGTTGATCTTTTTGTGGGTCAGGGCATTTAATAAAAAACTCTTCTTCTTTTTTAGCCTCTTTTTGCGTAACTGGTGGTTTTGGTTCAGGTATTTCAGGTGGACTTGAAGTTATTGGTGTATCCTCTGACATTATCAGATTATTAGGCTGATAATTCATTGGATTAAAACTTGGAAATGGTGCATCACAAACAGTAAATACACCATTAGGGTCATCAAGTAATAAGTTTCTATTACCAGTATTTTTTATATCCCTATGTTGGTATGTACAGCCCGGAACATTTATTGTTAGAGGAATTATGTCTACTGGCTTTGTAAAATCAAATATTGGTTGTATTTGTATATCAGGAATATGTAGGTCTGGTATTCCCATCAAAGTGGCATTGCAGGGAAAGTTTCTCTAGGCATTTCTAAAGGGATTTGTTTTTGCATTTTTTCTGTTAAATCACCCATTAATTTGTTTTTTAAATCTCTTTCAAACTCTGGACTTTGCATATAGCGAATTGCTACGAAACCAAAGGCAGCCATTGACCCAGACAATAATAACGACAATAATGAGGCTACTTGGCAGATACGATTGAACATGATTAAATTTGCAATTTTAAAAGCACTATCTTTTTCAAGTGTGCTTGTATTACTGCTTATTTTAGCCCTATCCCCTCTCTACGTCACTATGGGCTTAATGACAAGGCAGATGCAAGAAAAGGTTAATTAATCAGCAGCTTCGGCTGTATTTCCCTCTGCTACCCATAAAAGGTATGTATCATAATCGGTATTGCCTTCTACAAATGGAAAAACAGTAATTTGGTTTCCTGTTTGTTTTTTTGCAGCATTAATTTTACCTTCTGAATTTTTAACTAATTTATAAATTGGATTTGTTGGATATGCCATAGTTTAAAGTTCTGCGTTGAAATGTAAATATGCAGAAGAGTTGCCTAACTGAAATCTGTAAGCTCTA